AAGTGCAGAAGCAACACGGCGTGCCGAAGAAATTTATCCAACAGTTTTAAATCTCCGTGGTAAATACCATAAGGAGTTAAAGGACCTTGGTGTTTCTTTACGGGAAACACCTGTGCAGGCTGTGGGTGCATTTAGTGCCCGCCTTCTGACTGATATTGCCAATGACGGAACACGAGGCATCTATTGGCGGTATAACCACCCCTTGGCAATTCTTGATAAAGCAGTTGATAGAACACTCGAAACAGCAGTAGGCCCTGAAGCTTATAAAGAATTAGGTAAGCAAAAAACCGGTCTTATTGCCCTGGGCGTTACACTACCAGCCACAGCACTTGCTGGTACCTATGACATCACCAATGTTGGAGAGATGTTTAGGCCCAAGGGTTATGCACAAGCTTACGCAGAAGAGGGTTCAGAAGATCGCCGAGAAACACAACAACCAGTTCAAGAATTATTTGAACGTTTCTTCCTCCAGCGTCAAGGCAGACCTTTGAAGTACGAAACAGCAAAAGAAGATATTCCTGATTTGACACCTGAGCGTTACGCCAACTTTATGCGTAATTACTACCAAGACAAAGGCTTGTTTGGAATTGTTAAATACACATCAGAAAACTTAGAAGGTGTACCAGAACTTCGGATGCTTGGTTATCCGGTGAACATTGCTTCTGCTGCAACCGCTATTGGTGGTCTTGCTGGTGCGTCTCTTGCTTTGCGTGCACCTAAAGCCGGTAAATCAGTAGTTGTACAGCAAGGCATTCCTGGTGTTGCTGATGATGTTTCTACTATTAAGACAACGCCAGGCTTTACAAAAGGTTTGACGAGACGTGGTTTTGCTGGCGCTGTTGCTGGCGCTGCAGCAGGTGCGTTAACAGGTACTGCTATTAACGAAGTAATTGCACGTGCTAATCGTCCACAGCTCCCAACACTTGAGTCTTACTCTCAAGAAGTGCAGTGATAGAATCTAATTAATAAAACGATCTATAACTTACATGTCAGAGTTTAGGGACGAACAAGGACGTGTTTTTAGGATGAATCCGCTTACCGGTGCTTATCAACAGGTTGGAGCAGCTGGTGGCGGACAACAAACTGGTGCCGCTCCTCAACCGCAACCAGCACAACGGCGTCGTTCTTTTAGGGAAGACGTGAGTAACGTGCAAGATTTTCTCAGGAATCGTGTAGGCGAATATTTCACTGGTGGTCAACAAGCTCCAGCAGCAGGTGGTCAGCAACCTTCTGCCGCAGCAGCTGCTGATCCGTCTGGCACAGTGCAAGTAGGAGGCGGTCGTAGCACCAGTGCCCCGGCTCAAGATTCAGCACGCAATGCCATTTTTAACCGTCGCAATCTCTTGGGTGGTGCGCTCGCTGTTCCTACGGCATTGTTTGGTGTTCAAGAAATGATGGAAGGTCGCCCCTTGTCGGCTGCTGCTGGTACCGCCGGAGGTTTAGTAACAGGCGGTGTTACGGCTGCACTAACAAGTGGTTTACGTAGCCATAAAAACCCTCTTCTTAAAGCCGCTGGTTACGCTATTCCAGCCTTTGCCGCTTCCACTGGCACAGGTCTTGGCAGCATGGCGGAGAAGGCTAAGACAAGTGGTGATTTACCTTTTGGCATTGGTAAAGGTGAACCAACTACTGGTCAAGAAACTTCTCTGTCTACACAACTTGCGCAAGCTGAAAAAGTAGCCGAAACACTCGCTGGTATGGACGCCCGCACTGCTCAGCTTTATATCCAAACTCAAAAACAACTTGCCCGTGATGCAACTGATCTTGATTTTGAAAATACAAAACGTATGATGCCTTTGGTTGAGCAAGCCAAACGCAATGAGCTTGTTCGTCAACAAGCCTTAATTGCTTCCATGGGTCAGAATTATGCAATGCTTGGTACTGTAGCAACAGCTGGTAAACTAGCTATTGGCAGCCAAGAAGAACAAGGACTTAACTTAAGGACAGCTTTGCAAGCCGCACCTTATGCTAATTCAGTGCTTCAAGCTCCTAGTATTAGTTTCTAAGGAGGTATAAATAATGGCACAACTTCCTTTTGGCTTTGGTTTTGGTTCAATGTTTGCACCGCAGGTACCACCTGTTCAATCAATGCCGATTGCTGGTCAAACAAGCCAAGCCGACATTTTGCGTGAGATTTATAACAATCCTTTCATGCAAGAGATGTTTGGTAAGACCAAAACCAAAGATGGCAAAGAAGAAGAACTTAGTTCATATGACAAGTCTTTGCGCTATCAATTAATGCGTGATCTTTTTGAGAATGATCCACGTGTTATTGAACAACGTTCCCGTATCTATGAAGGAACTATGGGACGTATTGCTGACGCTGCTCAGCAACGCGCGATGCAAGGGCACTTATTCAAAGGTTTTATGGACCTCCCCAAAAATTGGATGGATGCCATGGCTCAAAAATTCACTTTTGCTGAGCCCACTTATAATTTGATTCGTGAAGGCACACAGGGGCGTCCTGCACAAGTCGCTCGTCAGTACAACTTCCTCGCTTAGGTAGCATCATGAGTTGGCAACAGTACGCAACATATGATCCGATTTCGCCTGTTAACCAGGCATTTCCCGGTGGTTTCGCACAAGGACAAGATGTTCCTATTAGTCAGATGCCAGCAGGCATGGGCTTTGGGAATGCAGGCGGTGGTTTCAACATGAGCCAACTGGGCGGATTGTTGAACTTTGCCAAGATGGGCATGGGAATGGTAGGTATGGGAAATACCGCCAATTCAATGAACCAGCTGCAGAGAACTGCTGGTATTTTTGGTGATATCGGCACAGGGCGTGATTATCATGCTGCTGAATCAGATTTTGAAAGGCAGATGCGCGCTGCGCAATGGGGTAATAAATTCAAAGCGACTGATCCTTTTCTTCGGCAAAATGAATTGTATGCTAACCTAAAAAATCCTGGGATTGCCGGTCGTTACGGTGCTTTTGTTTCTTGATAAATCAATTCAGTTAAAATAAGACATAATAGGTTTATTAAATAGATGGCTTTTGATATCGGAGGTGCTTTTGGAGGCGGGCTATCAGGAGCTGCAACCGGTTCTGCTTTTGGTCCTCTTGGTTCCATTATTGGCGGCATTGGTGGTTTAGTCACCGGTGGACTTTCTGGCGGTGGCCCCCAGGAATATCAACCAACAGAGCTTGAAGAACAGTTTCAAAAGTACGCTTTAGATCGTGTAAAAGCGAGTAAAGCAACAAAGGCTGCTGCACTTGCCAAGTTTAAGAATTATGTACAAACTGGTAATAGAGGGGCAGGAGAAGCCTGGCTGGAATCACAAAAAGATATTTACTCTAATCCCGAATTTGCGCTGAACAGGCTTAAAAAAAGTTATAAAAAACCAATTGATTACGGTAGTGATGAGTTTGCTAATATTGCTAAATCTATTTACGGGCAGCAGGGTTTAGGTTTTACAGGGGATGAATATACTTCTTTTGCGGGGCAAGCAAAAGCACGTGGCATTAGAAGCCCATTGGCATTTGGGGATATGTTGAAACAAGACTTGATTGCCTCTGGCAAGGTCATGACACCACAACAGGAGATGTTGTCTTATATCTTTGGTACTCCTGAGCGTGTTGAAGGTAAATACACCAACCGTTATCCTACTATTGCTAAAGTACCTGGTCCTACGGCGGTTGATCCTCTTACTTATAAATACGGAGCATAACAATGGGCTGGAAACAAGATTTAAAAAAGGCATCCGAAGGAGGCCTTACAAAGCGCGAGATTAAAACTATTGCGCAGGAATATAAAGCTGTTGATTTCGGAGACGTACGTTCTCGCGCTGTGGATAAAGGCTATTGGCAAGCCCCTTCATATACACCTAGTAATACGTCTAATGTTAGTTCAGCGGCTCCTCCAACATGGAGTCCGTCTGATTTTACCGGGATTTTTCAAACTCTCCAGACAGGCCAGGAAAACCTTGCTAACATACAGGGTCAATGGGCTCAAAACGCTGCTCAAATTGGCGCTAATGCCGCCGTTAGTTCCGCTGGCATTCGTGCCGATGCTGACAAAGAAGTTGCTAGAGCTTATGCTGACGCCCAAAAATATGCCTCAAGTCTTGGTTTAGAAGGTGTTAAGTATGGCGCAGATAAAGAAGCTGAGTGGCGTCAAGCAGTTGCTAATATCGAAGTTAAAGGCAAGCTGGATCTACAGCCAATTATCAATGCCGGCCTTGAGAAAGTTGCTGGTATTGAGGCCCAGGCTTCTCGTGATGTTGCTGAAACCACTGGCAAATACAGCCTGGAATCGATGAAGCAAAGAACTGCGGCTGATACAAGTATTGGTAAAATGCAGTTAGCTGGTTCTATGTATGGTTTACTTGGCTCTGTCTTTGGTTAATACTGTTTAAAATAGATACATAACCAAGTGTTATTAACATGTCTTTTACTGCTCCTACCGGCCAATCGGCCGCTGATGACTACTTTGATATCGATAAGTTCCAGCAACTTCTCGATAGACTGGAAAGCTCCAAGGGCCGTCAAAAGCGCCAAGAGTCGACCGAAGGTCGCCGTAACATCTTTGCTCAGGGCCTTGCCAGCATGATGAGCAACTTCTGATCACTTAAGGAGACATAAGCCATGTCCAGTAGCGTGCCTGCAGGTCAATCCAGTGCAGATGACTGGTTTGATCTAGATAAATATAAGCAAGCTGCGGAAGTGGCTTATAGTTTCTCTAAGAAAAAAATGGAAGATGCCGGAACCCAAGAGCGTGAAACCATCGGTAAAGGCGCACAAGAGCAACGAACTTCTGCCTCCCAGGGACAAGAGTTCAAGCAAGCTGACGAAGCCCGAGATTACAACCAGGCGCAACGAGCTTATCGATATTGAACTGTTTGATCAGTGGGTTGATAATCTTGACTCTGCTAATCAAGACGCGTTCATTAGCTTTGCTGAAGAAACGTTCTCTGTAATTGAGTGCTATCTATACGCCAGGTTCCTTGGTTACAAAGGCAGTATTGTTCCATGTGAACAATGGGTTAAAAGCCATTATCCCAAGCCTGACCATCGCAAAAAACTCCTCTATGAAATTGAGGAGATGCAAGAAGACATTCGTAAATTACGTGAAGACGTTGATAACGGTGTCGTAAAGCGTGATGCAGGCGTTGCTCGTATCGCTGGCATGCAGAAAGAGTTGCGTGGCACGATTGCTCAGATTGAGCAGTTTACATCCAGTCGTGATCGCAAAGGCTTGTTAATGGCTGGAGCTGATCGTGCAATTCGTGAGTTGATGGTCATCTTTAAAGACGACCCAATCGAAATTCCCCTGGAAGAAGCATCGATGAGTATTTGGGCAAAAATGCAATACGAAGAAAGTTGATTTAAAATACAGCCATGAATCCAGCACCACAATCCCAAGCTGCTCCCGATGCCAGGCTTGCTGGCGGATTGATGAATGTTGTTCAGCAGCTTCAGAAAAACCGCTTTGGTGGTATTCGTCGTTTACAGGGTGCACCTGTTGGCGGTGAAACACCTGCCGCTGAAGGAGCTGAAGTTTTAAACGCAATTCGCAACAGCAAACAAAATGAGCAAGAGCAAGATGCCACCAGAGCTCCTGGAGCACTTTAAGAAAAAAGATGCAAAGAATCCGGATGGCAGCGAAATGTCGGACAAAGATAAACATAAAGCTGCTTTAGAAAAAGCGCGTAGATATAAAGAACAGAAAAATTAATCAGAGTTAAACTTTAGAAAAGTATTTTTTCATATGGAATTCACTCCTGAAGAGCTTGATTTAGTCAACAAATACGGTAAAACCCCAGAGGGAAGTGCTCTTCGGGAACGCATCAATTCGCTTGCAGATTCCCGTTCTAAGGATCCTGGAAATTGGTTTAGTTATCAAGACCAGATAAAAGCGCTCAACGATCAATACAAACAAGGTTATACAAAATATATACAAGATTACAAAGCAGGTCAAACAACCCCGCCGTCTTCTGGTGGCGATCCAAATCTTGATGCTTATGGTGATTTACTTGATTCTTTGAAAGACTCAAAACAATCGACGTCACAACAGCCTTCTGCTCCGTCAGGAGAAAATAATTCTGCAAAAGCACAAGCCTTACGCGATCGTTTAGCTGTTTTACGTGAAAGACAAGCAGCTCAACGTGCGCGTTCCACTTCTTCATCTCGTCCTACTCCTGCACAGCTTCAACAGCAAGCGCGTGAACGCGCTCAAAGTTTAGGACTCCCTGATCAAAATCCAGCACAATCGGTTGCTTCTCGTATTGCAGCTTTGCGTAGTCGTAGTGCTCAGAACGCCTCAGATCAGTTGAGAGTAGGCTTTGGTCGTTAAGACCGATTAAAACATTTGTTTGTTGTGTTTGTTATATTAATTTAAGCCATAGTGATAAAGTGCCTGCTTACCAACATCTTGCGTATCGCCGCAATGCTCAAGCTGCTGCACGTAGGCAACAAATCCGTGTACCACGTAATCTTGAATCATTAGAAAAAGCACGTGAAGACTTTGGTTTTTTCTGTGAGTACGTAGCAGATAAACCTCCGGCTCAACATCACAAAGAGTGGCATCGTCACTTTGTGACGGACGAAGATAGTAGCTGTCTTTTGAAAATTGCTGGACCTAACGTTGACCTTTTGGCGCCTAGGGGATCAGCTAAAAGCACCGTTCTTGGTTTATTCACGGCATGGGCAATTGGTATTCATACACGAGCCAAGAGGCCTCTGCAAATTTTGTATTTGTCTTACACCGTTGATATTGCACGCTCCAAGTCGGCAACCATTAAACGCATCATTGAAAGCAAGCGCTACCAAGAAGTTTTTCCAACCGTACGTCTTTTAAAGAACGTCACTAGTAATGAGTACTGGTCTATTGACCATAAGTTTGCGGGTATTGATACCACAGGTGAAGAACAGTTTACGCTTTGTGCTGCGGGCCTTAAGGGTTCAGTGACTTCCAAACGTTCTCATCTAGTCATTATTGATGACGCTATCAAATCTGCTGCAGACATTTCTAACCCTGACATTCGTAAACAAATGCAGGATAACTGGAATGCTGTGATTGCACCAACTATGTTTGAAGGCGCCAGGGCGATCTGCCTTGGTACACGCTTCAGGCATGATGACATTCATTCCACAACCTTCAATACGCAGAACAATTGGTTGCAAATTGTTCTGTCCGCAATCTTACAAGATCCAAAGACGGGGGATGAGAAGTCGTACTGGCCAGAGATGTGGTCATTGGATTATTTGAAGGAAAAGAAAAGACAAGCACCTATTGCTTTCTCTTTTCAGTACATGAATCAGGTCATCAGGCAAAACGAGCTATCGCTTGCGCCTGAACTGATTGTTAAAGCTGAGATTGCGACTGAGTTTGACACCCTTGCTGTTGGTGTAGACCTCTCCGCTGGGACAAAAGAGAAAAATGATTACACTGTTATGGTTCTTGGCGGGCGTATCGGCGATCAAATCCACGTTATTGATTACCGTCGTTTGCGAGTTATGGGTAACCTAGAAAAATTAGATGCTCTCAAAGAACTTCTTAATGATTGGTCTGTACTTGGTCGAGATGAAAACGGTAATTATTTTCCAACTTATTCCACGTGTGATATTTATTCAGAAGCAGTTCAGTATCAGGCATCCTTAGAGGCTGACTTCAAGCGAGTATGCCTAAACAACGAGAACCTTTACAATTTAAATTGGCACCCTGTTAAGGGCTTCCGTGCCGATAAGCTGGCACGCTTCCGTGGCTGTATGGGATTATTTGAGGATCGTAAAATTATCTTTAATCGTTATCGCAACTTTACTGCTATGTTTGAAGAGCTAACCAACTTTGGTGTTAGCAGTCATGATGACACGGTCGACGCGTTAGTATGGCTAATCAATGGCCTTATGCGAAAAGGTAAGCTCCAGCTTGATTACTAAATCCTAAAATTAGAAAAAAGCTTATTTCAAGTCGTGGGTCCAGAATATATTGCTATCGGTCTCACGGCCGTTGTATCTGCTGTTACTGGTGGCAGCTGGGTTGCCGGTAAAATCTTGGGCAGGCAAAACGACCAGATCCAGCAAGCTTTTAATTACATCGGATCTCAAAAACGTAGGATTGATGTTTTGGAAGACGACTTAAAAAGGATGCCTTTGGAATACGTTCTCAAGGTAGACTTCCTGAGAGAAATCCAACAGATGCATGATAACTTCAATCAAATCAACAATAAGCTTGATAAGCTAATGGAGAAATTGCTTGAGTCAAAATGAGCTACATCCTTGAGGTCCAAGAAGACGAGAACGGCGAACCTTACATTGTTCTTCCTGATGAGGTGATGGAAGAGCTGTGCTGGCAAGAAGGCGACGTTCTTAATTGGGATGTCCGTGGTACAGGCATCATCATCAGTAAGGTCAATGACGCAGCTGGTTACGAGGTTATAGAAGAGTAGAATAAACGGATTGACGGCTGTAATCAGATGTATCAAAAGACGCAAACGGGTGGATTGTACGGCGCCAGTTTTGGAAATATGGCTGGACTTAATCCTCTTACGAACCCAGCATTTAAAATCCCTGGCGGAGAGAGTCCGTATAAACAACCAGTTCTACCAAAAGAAGAATCTCCGGAAGAAAATATTCCTTTCTTTTTTCCAGGGCAGCCACAGCTGCCTAGTGCAGGAATCGGCAATGTTGGTGGCGTGCTGCTTGCACAAGCTCAACCCAGACAGACTTTGAAACAGCTTATTGGTAATCGACCAGGGGGCATGAGCGATATTCCAGGAGATGTACGTTTCCGTCAAGATACACAATTCTTGCCATATGATCCTGGTAATTATGCACAAAATACTACACAAAATCCGTTGCGCGGCTATCGTTGGCCAGCTAATTTTAGCCCAAGAGGGTATGTAGGACCAGGGATTAGCCCATATTTTGGAAGGTATCAAGGACCTGGTTTGCAAGGTGAAATGGGCACAGGTGCAATTTAAAACTCGTAAAACTGCTAGTATTTAATTAACGTACAAGGTGAATAATGGCTGACGCTAAAGCCCGTCTACAAGAAATCATCAACGCTTACCTTGAGAAGGATAGCAATATTGTTGTTGATACGGGCATTGTTGCGTCTCATATTGCACAGATGAAACTCTTTGGTATTCGCCAAGGAGTTGAGTTCTTTCCAGGACAAGATAACTTTGGTGCTCAGCGCAAAGACTTTATCGACAGGGTGCTCAAGTACAACAAGATGGACACCCGTTTGGATTCCATCTGGGAATACTTTTTGTGTGATGGTAAAGGGCTTTTTTACATCCGTCCTACCAAGCAGAGCTATAGGCTTTATTACTTCCGTGAACATGAAT